TGCCTTTCACGTCGACCACCGCCACCCAGTACTGGCGCGACCCGCCCCACTTCACCAGCTCGGTGTACTTGTTCGTCTGCAGGAACTGCACGACCGTTGCGGCCGCCCATGTGGCGCCGAAGCGAACCTCGTAGCCCGCAATGGCGAACGAGCCCGCGGTTGCCGACCAGGTGAGGTTCAGGTTGACTCCACTGATGGCCGATGAGAACGAGCCCACGGTGCCGCTGCCGATCGAGGTCGACGCGCTGACCGGCGTGCTGTAGTTGCCCAGCGCGTCGACCGCAGCGACCCACACGGTGTAGCTGCCGAGCGCCTGGATCTGCCAGAGGTAGCTCGTGCCGCCAGCGGGCTCGAGCAATGCCGCGCTCGCCCACGCGGCACCCTGCCGGTACTCGTACCGAACCACGTCGGGCTCTGGATTCTTGGCGCAGCTGATCCGGATGCCGAACGGCTCTGGCACTGCCGTCAAGCCGGTCGGCGCCGATGGCGGCAGCTTCGCCATCACGCCCGTGATCGTGTAGGCATACGCCGGCACCACCGCGAGCGACTCCTCGGCTGCGCCGTACACGTTGAACGACGTGAACTTGAACTGGATCGTCTTCCCGATGTACGACAGGTCCAGGTCGCCGCTCTTGGCGATCGCCTCGTCCACCCGCACGAAGGGATCGTTCGTCGCATGTGCAGTCGCCTGCGATGTGCCGAAAGCACCGCGCAGCAGTCCCGTCAGGTTGTAGGCGCCGGCGCCAGTCAGGGTGGCGACCTGGTAGGCAACATACTCGGGCGAGCTGCCGCCGATGTAGCACAGCGTGTTCAACGCGGACGCGTCTGCGGAGCTGCCGCTGATCAGCTGGCCCGAGGTGCTCACGGGCAGCGTGCCGCCGGCGATCGGCCCCGTCAGGCGCCCGTACCGCGCACCGCCGTACAGCGTGGCGATCTGTTTGAAGTTGGTGCCGTCGAGGCTCACCCAGGCCCTGCAGCCACCCCACAGCGCGCCCGAGCCCTTGACTGCGGCGTACACCTCCAGACCGTTCGCCGTGCGCTCCACGGGTGCTTCGAAGAACACCGGCACGTCAACGCTGCCGGGACTCGCGTTGTAGTCCGCCTGGTAGCCGAGGCCTGCCTGGTTCGGGTACAGGGCCGCGGTCGCGACGCCCAGCGGGAAGTCCTCGGCAGCGCACTCGATCTCGCCATCGTCGGATTCATCCGCCTGGATCAGGCGCACCGGCAGCTTGTTCATGGCCAGCCCCGCGTCCGTCAGGGTGACCAGGTCCATCGGCTCCAGAAGGGCCTTCGTCCAAGGCAGGCGGAACGCATAGGTGTTCCGCACGTACACCGAGCGCTGCAGGATCAACTGCACGACGTTGCGGGCGACACTCGGGTCGCAGATCCAGTGCGCCTGGATCACCGGCTTCGTGCGCAGGCCGTAGGTCTCAATGTGCGCCTGGTCCTTCGCCTCCGCGATCTCCGGGTTGTATTGGTTGTCGCGGTTCAGGAACTCGACGCGGATGTGGTTGTACGCGTCGCTCACAGCGCCCCGGGTGACCTTCACCGGCTCTTCCAGGTTCAGGAAGTCGTCGTCGGTGAGGTCGTAGACCGGCGTGACGTTTGGCGTGTAGGTGCGGCCGTGGCCAGTCTGCGGGGCATCGGCGTACGGGATCACCTTCAGGGTGCCGGCGCTCCACACCACGGCACTGTTCGTCAGCTCTGCAGCGGATCGGAGCATCTCTGACGCTGCCACCTGCTCCGTCAGCGCCGGCGAAACGAGCAGGCCTGCCGCGACGCAGTAGTCCGACCAGTCGTTGAAGCCGTCCAGGCGGGCCGCCGGCATGCACGCGCCGAAGCGGTTGTTCGTCAGCAGGTCCAGCACCACCGCCGACGGGTCGACATCGGGCGTGCTCGCGCCGAGCGAGTACACGAAGCGCCCTTGCACCTCGAACAGGTGGTTCTCCACCTGCGCGCCGGTTCCGAGGTCATAGTCCTGTCCCGTCACGTTGGCCAGGCCGCTGTACCCCAGTGCCTGGGCGGCATAGTTGGATGTCAGGTACGACCAGGTGGGCTGGCTGACGAAGCCGCTGTTGAATGACATCCCCAGCTGCTCCAGCGCCGTGTCAGTCGTCGTGCCGCTGAAGTACTGGTAGACGATCGTCAGCGTGACCCCACGGTAGGCGTCGTTGAGGACGGTGACCACGCCCGTCGACGCGGCCGTGTAGTCGATGCCCTCGACCAGCCAGGCGCCTCGACCTGACACGCGCACCGAGACCATCGCCGCGAAGGTCGACGAGTGCAGCAGGCCGTACGACATCGTTCCACTGCCGGGCGGCGTATACAGCTCGGACGTGCGGACGATCTGCGAAGGGTCCCAGCCGCCGCTGTACAGCTTCTTCCCGCGCCAGATCCGTGGCACGCCCAGCACCGGCCCTTCGCCCAGCCCGAGCAGAACGCTCGCGCTGTAGGTGTACGTCGTGTTCTGGGTCTTGACCCCGCCTCCCTTGCCGCCGGCGCTTTGCGTCGTGGTGTGCGCGATCGCCTTGAAGCCGTCGTACCAGGCCAGATTCCCCGAGCCCTTGCACAAGCCGTAGAACACGGCCATGGTTACGCCATAGGCCGAGCTTTGCAGGTTCAGTGCCTCGATTCGGGTTTCCGACGTCGAGATGGTTCCGCCGCCGCTCATGCCCAGACGCTCCAGAAGTGCACGTCACGCCCCTGCAGCGGCGCCTCACACAGTCGGTTCAGCATCACGCCGGTGTTGATGTACGCGTGCACCACCTGGTCGTCGTTGACGAAGACCGCACCGTGCGAGAAGCATCGACCGAACTTGAAGATCGCGACATCGCCGACGCGGGGAACCTCGACCCGCTTCGCAAAGCGCGCGAGCCATTGCTCGTACATCTCCTCGTTGCGATGCAAGTGCCAGTCGGTCGCGTAGTACCCGGTGTCGATCGGATCGACCAGGTCGCAAGCCTCGAACACGGCGCACAGGATCTGCGCGCAGTCGACGCCCACGCCTTTGAGCCGCGCATGGTGGTGGTACCCGGTGCCCAGCCACGACAGGGCCTCGGCCGCGACAGCCGATCGTTGTTCTTGTTCCGTCATGTCAGGTGACCGTCTCGGGGACGGGAATGAAGGGCTGGCCGCGGAAGTTGACGCGGTTGTTGAACTTGGCTTCGCACTGCAGCAGGGTCTTGTTGCAGCCTGCCGAGGCGGTGAAGGTGTCGCCGTTGGCGACGGGGAACGGCCACGGTGCGATGACGGTCAGGCTGCCGGGCTGGTACGAGCGCACGGTGCGGCTCAGGCCAATATTTGCGCCCGAGGTGAAACGCACCACGCCGAGATCAAACCAGCCGCCGCCGTTGATCAGCGTGTTGGCAAAGACTGTCTGCGTCGGGTCGGTCGGACCGGTCGCAGTGCCGGCCGACGTATAGGCCGCTCTGAGAATGCGGCACGTGCTGGGCTCGAAGAGGTCGTTCAGGCAGCTCGCCTGGTAGACGTTGCGCGGCACCATCACGTCGAGCAGCTCCAAGTCGCTCTTGACGGTGAAGCGCACGTCGTAGCGCGTCGGCATGCCGGGCCCGACGCGGCCTGAGAAGAGCACCACGGTCCCCACGACGCCGGATGCCCAGGACGCCGCGTAAGCACGCTCCAAGACCACCCGCGCGGCATCGAAGCCCCCCAGGCGGGCGAATGCGAGCAAAGGGCTGCCATTGACCTGCACCGACGAATCGCAGCTGAGCGTGAGGTCCAGCGAGTCGACGTCGATGCCCACCCGCAGGCTGGTGCGGCTGCGCACGATCAGCGGACCCAATGCGAAGGTGTTGCCGTTCACCGTGATCGGCTGATCGCCGCCGCTGTAGCGCAGGACCTGGCCGCTCGTCAGCGTGATGGTGAGCAGGTCGGCAGTGACCCGCTGCGTGGCCGAGTTCAGGAAGGCCACCAGCGCGCCGGCGCTGGATTCCCAAGAGGGTGTTCTCATGACTTGGCGGTAATGAAGCTGAGGTCCTTCAATTCCCAGCGCTTCCACAGCATCTGCGAGAAGTCCGCCCCGTCCTTCTGGAACCGCACCCGCCAGTAGTAGCTGAAGGTCGCCGTGACGATCTGGCCGGCGGGCGGCGCGCTGACGAACGTCACCAGGCCGGAGCTGCTCACCGAGTAGTCCGCCGGCGAGGCCTTGAGCACGCCGTTGACGAAGATCGACGGCGCCCCGTTCAGGTCGAAGATCGGCTCCAGGAAGCCCCCACGGGTCCGCACCAGCTGGAACAGCTTGTTCGTGCCGTCGCCCGTGCCGATCGCCTGCAGCGACACCCCGAAGTCGTCGGGGTCGTTGAAGAGGAACGAGTCGTAGCTTCCGGCGCGCGCGTTGATGAAGCCCATCAGTTGCTGCTGCTCGGTGAGGCCTGCGAACTCGCGCAGGACCTCGTACACCAGCTTCCATTCGTACTTCGGGTAGGTCCAGTTCTGCGTGCGGTACTCGCGTCCGCTGACAGCGGTCTTGATGGTCGTGCTGAACCGGGGCGCGCGCGCGAATGGCCAGGTACGACCGATCAGGGTCGGGAGAAGTGCGTTGCTCATTTCGTGAGGGCGAAGTCGCGCCGCGCGCCATTCAGGACGGCGATCAGATCGCGCCTGGCGGCGACGAAGAAGTCGCCGGCGGACACGCCGCGCAGTTGAACCGGCGGCTGTGCAGGCGCCTGCACAGCGGGCCCGCTGCTGTCCGCCAGGGATCGGATCACGTCCGCGTGCTTCGCCGGGAGGATCATCTCTCGGGCGTGCGTCTGGACGATCGGGTTGATCGTGGACGGGATGTCGAATCCCTGTGCAGCCGATGCCGACGGCAGGTAGGACATGGCCGCAGCGAATGCCGTCGCGCCGGCCTCAGGGGCGATCGCCCACCCGTAGAACGGAATCGCCGCGGCGCTCGCCGTGGCCGCGGCGCCGGCAACGCCGGCGTTGGCCGTGATCTGGCTGATCGCCGTGGCCTTGCCGAGCACCTTCTCCAGCAGCAGATCCACCGCCCACTTGGCAGCGATCTGCGACAGCGTCCCGATCACGGCCTGGCCGACCGACATGAACAGCCCGCGGATGAAGCCACCGATCGACAGCGTGCCGCTGAGCAGGTTGTTGATCAGGCTCGCCCAGCTGCTCTGGATCGAACGGAACGTGTCCGTGATCGGCTTGGAGGTCTCCACGGCCGCCTGCTGGCGGATGGCGCCCAGGCGCTGCTGGTGCTGGGACTCCAGTTGCTCGATCTCGCGGTTGATCTTCTCGATCTCGACCGGATTGCGGTCCGGGTCGTGCTTCGCGGTTTCGAGACGCTGCAACAGGGCCTCCAGCGCAACCGCGTTGCGCCGCTGCTCGAACTGCTCTTGTTGGGCGAGCGCTTGCTGGTTGTTGAGCGCGCCCATCTGCTGCGCCACCTGGACCTGCTGCTCCTCCAGCGCGATCACCTGCAGCCGCGCCTCCCGCTCGGCCTGCACGCGGCTCTCCCGAATGGCACGCTCCTGGTCGGCGGCTTGGCGCTGGATTTCGACGATGCGCTTTTGGGACTGCTCGTATTCCTTCGTGCCGGCCGCATACATCGCCTGCACCTCGCGCTCGATGCGCATGCGCTCCTCGGTGTTGTTCTTGAATGCAGCGGCCTCGGTCTGCAAGGTGGCAACCCGCATCTCGAAGGTCTCGCGGATGAGCCCCATCTCGGTCTCGGCCGTCTTGCGCTGCAGCGCCACCTTCTCTGAATCGCTCAGGCCGCGCATGCTCTTCAGCGCCTGCCAGTACTTCAGCTCCTCGGACTTGCTCAGCTCGCGGTACTGGCCGTCGAGCAGTCCCTCGCGCTCCAGCGCGGACTTCTTGTCCGCGAGCGCGGCCTCCCACTGGCCCATGCGCGACGACGCGGCACTCTCGGCCGCCTCGCCCTTCTCCTTGAATCGGTACTTCGGGCCGCCGCTCACATTCGGGTCGGCCGGCACGGACGCGGGCGCCTGTGCCTGGCCATACCCGGCCTTCAGTCGCTCGTATGCCTCCTCGTTCTTCTTGGACTGCTCGTCCCGCTCGCGGCCGATCGCGCGGAACGCCTCCAGGTCCCCGGTGAGCAGCGCGGCCCCCTGGGCTGCCAGTGCGCCGATGCCGTCACCCATGTCCTTCAGCGCCAGCCAGATCGCGGACGCTCCGAACAGAATGCTTTCCAGGACGGTGGCGAACACCTTGCCCATCGCCGGCCCCTCCTCGCCCAGGAACTTGCCCGTACGGGTGAACACCGGCAGCAGTGCATTCCCGAACTGCACTTCCAGGCTCTTGCCGACCAGGCCGAGGTCGCGCATCTGCATGCTGTACTGCTTGCTCATCGCGACGCCTTCAGGGCCGACGATCAGGCCCAGCTGGCGCGCGCGCCTCTCGGCCTCGGTCATGCCGTCGCTGGTCAGGCGCAGGATGCCGCGGATCTCGCTCCAGCCCCGACCGTAGACCTGCTGGCCGGCGATGTTCTGCTCGATCGGGTTCTTGATCGCGGCCAGCTTGTCGTTGACCTCCTGCATCAGCTCGGTGACGGGCCGATAGGCGCCGCTCGCGTCGCGCGTTTTCACGCCGAGCACATCGAAGGCCTGCCCGTTGCTCTGGATCTGCTTGCTCAGCTTCTCGGCCGCCGTCGTAAACACGTCAGAGCCGATGCCGAGGTGGTTCAACGCGACATTCAGGATGCTGGCCTTCTCGGTCGTGATGCCGAGTTGCTTGGCCATCTTTCCGGCCTCGCCGTTCCATTCGTTGGCGTCACTGATGAACTTCTTCAACGCGCCGCCGCCGGCGATCACCGCGGTCAGGCCGAGGAAGTACTTGTTCACGGTGTTCACCGTGTCGCCGATCTTCTTGAACTGCCCATCCACCTGCGAGCTGAAGTCGGTCACGGCCTTCGTCGCCTTCTTCAGGCCGGCCTCGAACGATGAGGGATCGGCGGTGATGTCGGTGCGGAAGTCTTTGCCGTCAGAGGAACTCATTCACGTCTCCGAAGAACATGCGTTCGGCCGCCGCGAGCGCCTCTTCAGGCGTCGCTGCGTCCTTCAGTGCTTGCGAGGCTGGTACACCGCCCATGTCGCCAAGCCACGCGGCACGGCGATCGACCGGTGCGTCGTCGCCGGGATCGTCGTCGTCCACCTCCTCGACCGGCGCAGGCCGCGTGTACTGGAGGTAGCTGGCGACCAGGTGGTGCACGGGCGGGTAGTCCGCCCATTCCTCCTCCAGCGCGTACAGCGTGGGCAGGTCTACGTGGTCTCGGACATAGTCCCAGGTCCAGCCGGTGTTGGCGCAGATGCGGGCGAAGAGCCGGTTCCAGCCGACTGGCTCTCCGCCTGCGCGTTTCCCCGGCCGGCTTCCTGCTGCGCCCGACGCTTGATACCGCCGACATCCATCAGGCACTGGAAGACATCGGCCATGTTCCCCACGTCGATCAGGTCACCGACCTCTTCCATCGTGATCGCCGGATAGTTGCGGCGCAGCGCGGCATGCGTAGCCTCGACCATGGTGCTGACGGCCACGGGGTCCGTCGCACTGAGGGACGGCAGCTCGTTCAGCTGGGTCTGCATCACCTGCAGGACGCCGAGCGAGAGCGGCGGCACGACATACCACCGGTCGCCGCCGAAGTCGAACCGGACGCCGGGGATCAGCGAACGGGCGCTCACGCCTGGCTCCAGTAGCCGGCCGAACCCGTGCCGTCGTCGAGTGCCTCGAAGCCGAAGTCGGCCATGACGAAGTCCTCGTTCTTGAACGGAAGGGACAGCTTGTCGCTCTGGCAGTTGGTCAGCTTGACGACGAGCTTGCTGCCCTTGCTGTCGTTGTAGAGGATGACACTGAAGCTCGGGCTGTAGCCCATCAGCTGGTTCGTCAGCGGCACCACGATGCCCGAGCCAGCCGCCGAAGTCGTGTACTCGTAGCTGATCAGGACGTTCTTGCCGGTGTCGGCCGCCGCGAACGTGAAGACACCGGCGCCCGTGACCGAGTACTGCCCGGTCACCGGTGCGCTGGCGACGCGTACATAGTCGAGGCCATTGGTGTCGCGCACGCCGAGGTCATTCACGAAGGTGCCGGTGTTCGGCGGCGCCACGGTGACCTGGAACGGCGTTGCGGGAATTGCAGCGGCGAAGTCCAGCACCGGCCCCTTGAAGCCCACCGCCGGCGTGACGCCGAAGTGCAGCGCCGCGAGCGCGGTCGCGTTGATGTCGGCAGTCTTCGCCGTGAACGCGAGCTTGGCCTTGCCGCGACCGCGGTCGACCGGCAAGGTGTTCGCACCGTACAGCGGCTTCGCTTCGAAGCTGAAGTCGGTCGACACGTCCTGCATGATGCCCAGGCGGTACGAGGTCGGCACGGCCAGCCCGTTGCCCAGCGAGTCGGTGAGGCTGCGGGCAATGAGCACGCCCACCCCGAACTTTTGTTTGGTAGCCATGGTGTGATCTCCTAGAGAGTGGTTTGCGGGATGAGGTAGGTGAAGCGGTAGCGCACCGTCTTGCGCTGCGAGGTGAGGTCCGCGGGCTCCAACGCGAAAGCAGCCGGCGCCAGGCGCACGCTTTCGCAGAGCGTCAGGAGCAAGGAATCGGTCACGATGAAGCGGTGCACCGCCTGGTGCAGGGCCTCGACGGAAGGCGTCGCCGGTTCGGCGCGCACGTTGAACTCCAACTCGGCCATCACGAAGTGCTTGTCCATCTCGGCGCTGAACGACTCTGTCTCGTCATCCAGCACCACGACGTTCACGCACGGGCATTCCTGCCGGCTCTCGGCGTCGGCGCGATCCCGAAATACCTGCGTACCGGGCGGGATGCGGGCTTTCAGGATCAGGTCGAGCTGCTCGACGATCTGGGTCAGAACGGTGAGCGCCACGGTCAGACCTTGGTGAGCTTGACGTTGCTGAAGACGCCGTCGTCCTGCAGGCCGGGGTCGGTGCGCAACCGGTAGACCGCACTGGCCCCCGTGTCGCGTACCGTCACCATGAGCTGCTCGCCGCGCTTCAGGCCCGCCCATGCGGCCGTCTCGTAGGTGGCCAGGTACTCGCGGCTGATGACCTTCCCGGAGTCCTCTCCTTCGTCGGGCTGGTCGAACAGCATCGGACCGTTCACCGTCAACCCGCCGGCGCTCGGCGTCCAGCTGACTTGGTCGCCGAAGTCGGCGAGGAACGTGGCGGCGTCAGAGGCGAACATGCGCGACAGGCCTCAGGTGGAGGGCTGTGCAGGCGCCTGCACACCCGCGGCTTGCTGCGCCTGGACCAGCGCGGCGACCAGCGCCTTGACCAGGTCCACGGGGTTCTGGGCCGCCGTCGCGTCCTGCTGCGCCTGGCGCTCGGCAGCCAGCGCCGCATCGCGGTCCTTCTGGTTCGCGAATTCCAGCTTGTGCAGGTGCTGCGCCGCCTGGTCGTCTTCCAGCGTGCATTCCTCGTTGCTGTTGTAGGTGCGCTCGTACTCGGACTGGTCCTTCGGGTTGACGAGCTTGAGCACGACGACGAAACCGTCGCGAACGATGTACTTCTTGGCCATGTTGGGTTCTCCGATGTCTGGATAGAAAAAACCCGGCACGAGGGCCGGGGTCAAGGAGGAAAGCGAGGGACGATCAGGGGGTCAGCGCGTCGCTCATCGTCGCGAACGACGCGGCGTGGCGCACCGCGATGTCCAGGCTCTGCAGCACGCGCAGCAGCACGCCGCCGTTCTTGAACACGGATGCGTCGTACGGGTTCGGCACCACTTCGATGACGCCCCATTCGCCGATCAGCAGCTCGCTCCAGGCGCCGAAAAACAGCTCCGAGCAGACGCCGGCGCTGGTGCCCTTCGTCAAGGTGCTGCGCGCCTGGTTGCTGCGGGCGAAGGGGTAGCCGTTGATCTCACCCGGGGTGCCCGTGCGCTGGCCGCCGGGGGCATTCGTCCACAGGTACTGGCCG